AGCAAAAAGCTCAATCTGATGTCTATGATGAAATTATCAAATATCTAAATGACAAAACAGGATCTCATTTTAAACCTACTAGCAAATCCACTCAAAGATTAATTAATGGTCGTTTAAGTGAGAATTACTCAATAGATGATTTTAAACATGTTATTGATGTAAAAACTCTTGAGTGGAAGAATGATTCCAAAATGTCCAAGTATTTAACTCCAGATACATTGTTTAATGCAAGTAAGTTTGAAAAATACTTAAATCAGAAGATGCCTTCGAGTGCATCAACTCAACAGCAAGACGAAAGGTTAGGGTTTTAATGCATCAGGATTATGAAGTAGGTTCAACTAGTGAACCAAAAATATGTAATAAGCACGGATCCAAGATGATCACTGCAAAAGTCATGATTGATGGATCCCAGAAATCGCTTGACATTTGTCCAGAATGCGAAAAAGAAGAAATCAATAAATTTCAGGAACACTTAAAGCAAGAAGCAGCTATCCAGTCCATTCTAGCGAATACATACAAAGTATTTGATCGTGAGAGCATCTATTCCAAGGAATTGGAAGATAAAACACTTGATAATTACGATGCTGGAAATAAGCGGTGTGAACAAGCTTTGAACTTCTCAAAAAGGATGTTGCGAGATTATCTGAAGTACGAAACAGGAAATGTGATCTTAAGCGGTCCTCCAGGAGTTGGGAAAAGCCATTTATCCATTGGAATAGCCAAAGCATTAAATGAAAAATTTAAAGAATGCAAGCAACCAAAGAGTGTGCTATTCATTTCGACTTCTGCGCTCTTTTCAAAAATTGAAGAAAGCTTCAATGGTCGAGGAGACTTCACAGAAAGTTATGCTGTAAATCTACTGAGCAACGTTGATTTTCTTTTCTTTGACGATTTAGGGAAAGAGAGCAGTATGAGTGGGAACCTCAAAGAAGCAAATGAGTGGAGACAACGAGTACTGTTTAAAATCTTGGACAATCGTCAAACAACATTTTTTAATACAAACTTATCGAGTAACGATATTAAAACAATTTACAACAAGGCCCTTGCTGACCGGATCTTCAAGGGCGCAAGCAAACATATTTTTAAATTCCCAGAGGATACAGAAAGCAGGAGATATTGATGGAAAACAAACAATTAAAAGATTTAATCGCAAAAGTTCAGCGTTGGTTTTATGACCGAAATTTGCAAACGCAAGATCCAAACAAGCAATTTTTGAAATTGTATGAGGAAATCGGTGAATTGTCACGAGGACTAGCAGAAAATGATGAAGCCGTTACGAAAGACAGCATTGGAGACATCACTGTAGTATTAATTGGTTTGACTTTGCAATTAGGAATCAAGACAGAAGAAATCTTTCCAGAAAACAATATATTCGTATTTTCCAAGGCAGCAAAGTCAGAAGATTATTTCGTTGTAATGATGGACCAATCATTGGCAGCATATTTTAATCGACAATCATACCAACTAAAAAATGTTGTTTATGAGTTGATGCGAATTTCAGCATTGCTAAATCATAATTTTGTCGAATGCTTGAACATCGCTTATGAAGAAATCAAAGATCGAACAGGAAAATTAGTGGATGGTGTTTGGATCAAGGAGGAACGATTAAAATGACAGAAGAAATTTTTAATAACGGTTTTGACAAAGTAAATAGACCTAATCACTACTGTGGAAAGTACGGCCTGGAATCTATTGATGTCATTCGGAACTTTGCAGGAAGTCTGGAAGGGGTTCAGGGATTCTATTTTGGAAATGCTATCAAATATCTTTGTCGATTCCAGAAGAAGAACGGGCTTGAAGATCTAAATAAAGCTAAGAAATATCTTGAGTGGCTTATTGAAGATTTGAAGCGTGAGGATCTTGAAAAGACAGCGATTGTCAAGCAGGAGTGATAGTTATGAGATATTATACGAAAAATCAAATGGATCACTTTCGCCAGCAACTGCAATTGTTGATTTTAGGGAAAGGTCTCACTCGCAAAGAACTCTCTAGAAATCTTTATCGTGGTGAACAGACGATACAAGAGTGGATCACGAAAGACGACATCAACCCCAACCATATCCAAGAATTGTGTGAGTATTTCGGTATTGAGGAAAAAACATTGATGGGCGATCCGGAAGAACTTGCTGATTACAAGCTATATGATCGTGATAAGTATATCTGTACAGGGACTTTAAAAGAATTGAGCAGAATTACTGGAAAAGATAGTGCATTACTCAAATACTACATCCACTTAAATGAACAAGGACGAAATGCAGGACATCTAAAACTAGAAAGGGTAAAAGAAGATGAAACGCAAAATCGATTGGCTAATCATTAACTTGGTATTGCTGGCAGGAGTTACATTGGTAATTGCCATCAATCTCAACTCCAGATTGGTTGAACAAGAAAAAACAATCAAGGATATGCAGTGGACCATTCAAGAGCATGAATTAAGTATTCAGCGGTTCGCTGAACAAAACACTGCACAAGAGGTAATCCTAAACAAATTAAATCGGGAGTACCAAGCGCAAGAACGAAAGAAAGCAGAAGCAGTTAAAGAAGCTGCTGAAATGAATAATGTTGGAGGATAATAATGATCAACAATGTGACCCTTATTGGTCGATTAACAAGAGATGCAGAACTACGCTACACACCGAGCAACATCGCAACAGCACAATTTAATATTGCATGCAATCGAAATTTTAAAAATGCAAATGGCGAGTATGATGCAGACTTCATCAACTGCGTGATGTGGAGAGAGCAAGCAGAAAGATTTTGTAATTGGACCAAAAAAGGAATGCTGGTCGGAATTACGGGAAGAATTCAGACTCGAAGCTATGAAGGAAATGATGGAAAACGTGTATATGTGACTGAAGTTGTTGCAGAAAATTTCCAAGTTTTAGAAAAACGTGACAACACTGCCAACCAGAACAGTATGACTCAACAGATGCCACCTAACTATGCAAATCCGATGGACATTGATGAAAGTGATTTGCCATTTTAAGAACAAAAGGAGAAAAAACAATAGCATTTACTTTAAAGAAAGAAGTTGAGGAGGTAAAGGGATGAATAGGATTAGAGAGTTACGGAAATATAAAAATATAACTCAAGAATATTTAGCGCAACAATTAGGTGTCGCAAAATTGACTATCTCAAAATGGGAAAGAGGGATACATCAAATAAAATCTGATAAAGCGGAAATGTTATCCAGTATTTTAGGAGTACCTTTACCATATTTATTAGGAATCGATGACGTGAGCGAGCAAGACTTGCCAGTATATAAGCAGTGCATCTTGGAATTAAATAATGTTTCAATTAACTTGCTACGTAATATAGATAAACTGACTTCCCAAAATTTGAGCGATATTAAAAGAGAGGCCAGAAATTTATATGAAAGCCTAGTGCGGTTGCAATGTGAGGCAGAAAGGATAGAAACATGGAAAAAGAGTTAAAAAACCACTCAACAGGGAACCGTATTAAAGAGCTTAGAAAAGCTAATAAGTTGACTCACAAAGAGTTAGCGGGAAAATTAGGGATTTCCACTAGAACTCTTCAAATGTGGGAAAGTGGGAAAAATCTTTCTTTTATTCCTAAAATGTCAAAATTGGCCGATTTCTTTGGCGTATCAATCACTGACCTTTTTGACCTTCCTGGACCCAAAGGGATGGATAAAATTAAAGAGTCTGGGGGATGCAAAAAAGCCACAATCCCGAAGTTTGTGGCGGACTGGTATGAGGGACACAAAGATGATTTTGAAGGAAATTTGTTTAGGTGTATTGATCAGATGCCAGATCCTTTTAGTGGGGAAAAATTAAGCGATTTCGATGAATGGATAGTAGATGATCACACTAAACCATTTCAAACTCTTGTAAATATGCACCAATTCGGTTACACAGTCGAGGAAGAGAAGCGGTATCTGGTGAAGATGAAAGGATTGAGAGAAAATACTAGCTATCTCAATTATGATTCAATTGATGCTGAATGGTATTTCGCTGATGCTGAAAATGGACCCGTTGTAGGAACACACTGCACCCGGAAAGAACTTGAAAGCGCCGGCTTCGACTGGATTTTCTCTTGTGAAGGAATAGAGGTTGAAGAAGTTGAATGAAGAATGGAAGACAATTTTAGATGCTCTAGATTATGATGTTTCAAACAAAGGAAATATCAGAAATAAAAAAACTAAAAAGAATATAAAAACAAGGGTTGTGAAAAGATTTGGCTATGTGTTAGTAAATCTTCAAATTGGAGCAAAAGGAGAGAGAAGACAAAGAACGTTTAGAGTTCATAGATTAGTTGCTAAAGCATTTATACCAAACCCAGATAATTTACCGGAAGTCGACCATGTGAATGGTATTAAGACTGATAATAGAGCAGAGAATTTGGAATGGGTAACAGGTAAAGAAAATACAGTAAGAGCCTATAAAAAAGGATTGGCTAAAATATCTAGCGATGAACATATGAAAGCTATGACGGACAAAACAAAGAAAGCGTGCGTAATTGTAGATATTTTAAAAGATAAAAAATATTTTTTCAACACACGAAGAGAAGCTAGTATTTTCTTTGGCAAAAGCTATTCTTGGGCGACAACGTTGATAAAAACTGGCATAGGAAGTAAAGGAAGATATTATGGATATGATATTTAACGGTTGGGTGTTTGATTGTGAAGGGATTGAGATCGAGGAGGTAACGGAATGATTCCAAGATATAGAGGGTTATCTAGTGACGAAAACAGCAAAGGTAAAATGCAATATGGTTATCTGATTGCAGATGGTGAACAAGCTTTTATTATCAATGAAGTAATAGAAGCTAATGAGCAATATATCACTATAGGCTCTTGGTGTCCTGTATATCCAAAAACAATTGGACAATCCACAGGTCTATTTGATAAGAACGGGAAGGAAGTTTTTGTCGGAGATGTTATTAAATGTACAAGAGGTTGCCTTCATGAAGTATATATAGAAAAGGAATATGGTGGTACTTATATTGGAGGTATGCCAGCTATATATCTAAAAGGTATAAGAAAGGGTTATGCTTGGACTGGTGATGAGGTAATTATCGGCAACATTTACGAAAATCCCGAATTGCTGGAGGTTACAGAATGACAGTAGAACAGTTTCTAAAGTCGCTCTCGGACCTTATGTGGTCTTGCTTCTGGGTAATGGTGATATTTTTATGTAGTGAAAAATAACAAAAGGTAGGAGGTAACAGAATGACACGACCAAACAGATATCCATATACTAAGAATCAGTGGGAAGAAGAAACAACTCTAGTATTTTTAGGTGACAAACACCTTAAATTAAAACTTGAGAGAAATAAAATCACAAAGGAGTCAAGGCAATGTCATTAAATAAAGCTAGAAAACGATTGATTAGGAAATATCGTAAATTATATAACAGCCATCCGATAGGTTTAAAATTTAGTGCAGATGGTGGCAAGACCTTTGTTGCCCTAGGGAATATCGTTGAAGATTATATCCCAGATGCTGGAAACATTAATTCTGGAAATATTAACGCAAGTAAATTGGCGGTTGGCGAACTTAGTTTTAAAAGCTTTGAAATAACTATCAACCAAGCAATTTCCAAAGAGGAATTAAATAGATTGAAAGGTGTACTTTGGTAGTGAAATGAACTTACAAAATTTTATCTACATACTATTCGCAACACTCTGGCTCTCTGGTCTGATCTGGGCTGGTATGATTGCTTTTAAAAACAGGGAGAGGAAATGAAATTATATGTAGTCAGAAGGTATCACGGCCATTTGAGATGGCAGGACCCGAAACATTCAGCAAAATATATTGAGAAAGAATTTGAAAATAGACATGACGCACTTGCTTACCGTGAGAGTTTAGGTTTACAAGGAATTGTGGAAGTCTACGTCAAAGAGGCAAATGAATGAATTTAAGAAGCAGATATGGATATTTAATACTAGCATTGAAGCAGTATCCATTCGAAAAAGAAATCAAGGAACGAATCGAAGAAATTGAAGTGCCTTGGAAACCAACCGACCCTAATACAGGGATTAAGAGCAATAATGGAATGACACCGAAAGCTCTGGCTGACATCATCAAGAAAGAATCGGATCCAGAACTACATCGTCTCGAATTACTTCGGGAAGCGATCAGCACTATCAAAATTCTGACACCCGAAAAACAATGGGCTGCAATCAAGGAAGTATACATTGATGGAACTCTAACCGTGGAAGGAGCATCAATAAAATACTTGCACTGCAGTAAGTCTCTTGCTTACAAGGAAGTGATCGAGCCATTCTTTAGTGGACTCGAAAAGAAAATCTATGAACTATCTGTAAACACAAAAATTAATATTAATTTGGAAAAAAGTTAAAAATACAGTCGAAACTGTGGAAAAAATTTAAAAATAAGGTGGTAAAATTATATCATCGGGTAAAACCGAAGAGAGGTCTCCTTATAGAAAATTGGTTGAGGATTAGCTTAATTTGGACAAGAGCACTAGATTTTTAATCTAGAGACACAGGTTCGAATCCTGTATTCTCAATAAGTGTAAGTCAGCAATGCTGGCTTTTTTATTTTAACGTGAAGGGAGGTGACACTATGAACATTGTGGATCCAATCAGAGATAAGGATGACATCCAAGCAATGAAGGAATATCTGCGAGAATGGAATGAGCGGAACTACTTACTCTTTTTATTTGGCATCAATTCTGGACTACGCGTAGGCGACATCCTGAAAATACGAGTAAAAGATGTGCAAGGGTGGTACATCAAAATAAAAGAGCAGAAGACTGGCAAAAGGAAACAGCTCAAGATGACGAAGACTTTGAAAAAAGAAGTCAGAGAGTACATCAAAGATATGCCACTACATCACTATCTATTTCAAAGTCGCATCGGGAAAAACAAACCACTTGACAGACGGACAGTTGATTGGATATTGAAGACCGCAGCTATCGAGTGTGGAATTGAAAACATCGGCACCCATTCGATGAGAAAAACATTTGGGTATCACTATTACAAAAAGACCAAAGACGTGGCAATGCTCATGGATCTATTTAATCATTCATCTCCTGCAATTACGTTGAGATACATTGGGATTAGACAGGATCAACGAGATAAAGCCATGTCTAATTTTGATTTATAGTTATCAATTGGACACAACGAGTAAAACGCTAATTAGTTTTATTAGTTACATGCTATTCATTTATTTTACTGGCTTTTTAAAGCTGGTGTGAATCAGACAGAATATAAGATATGTCTAATTCAAGAGAGAAAAACAACATAGTTTTCAGAAATAATATAATGAATTTCAGAAATAGATAATTGAAAGTATGAAATGTTACAGAGGATTTAAGAATTGAAAGTAGATGTTTCGACAAGAGAAAGTCGCAGAGAGTTTTATCTTTCAAGATCATGGAGACAATTAAGACTCGAAGCGATGAGTCGAGATCATTTTGAATGCGTCTGGTGTCGAGATGAGGGGAAGGTGACTACAGATAACCTCGAAGTCGATCACATCAAAGAGCTGGAATATTATCCAGAGTTTGCTCTAGATCTCGATAACCTTCGCACTTTGTGCAAGGAGTGTCACAATAAGCGACATCATCGCTTCCAATTTCGCAAATCATCCAAACTGCAAAACAAAAATTTTCGTTCGGACGAATGGTGGGGATGAAAATTTA